ACCAACTGGCCCGAGTGTACCACACAGGACGCTTGAGGGCAGGTGTCCACTCGTCTGCGTCTAGGATACCTGCCTGTTTCATTTTCTCCCTTTCCTCTTCGCTTGGGCGCGTGTAGACCATCCAAACGTGTTTGTTCAAAAGTGTGTTCATGCTGTGCACTCCTCTGGTTTACCGCCGTTTGCAAAGTATAGGCACTTCCAATAGGCGGACTTTTGGGTTTTACAGGTGATCATGGGGCGGTGCCAAGTACCGTCATACAGGTAGACATGAAACAAACCTGTTTTTGGGTTGTGTGCGTAGCAGTAACCATCAATGACAAAATTTTGAGTGCTCATGCTTTGTATCTCCTTAATATCCGTAAACCGTTATGACTGAGGGATCGTACCACTCGTACGCTAGGTCATACTTCGCTAGTACCTTCTCGATGCGAGGATCGACCTCGGGGTACTCACTGCCAAACTCACCGTAGTAATCAGCCCATATGATTGTTTCACCTTCGAACTCGCCCGTGGTGCGGTTGTACCGTGGGTACTCGTTGCGCTCGCCTGAGATAGCGAACCATGTGTTCGTGTCGTAGACGTTGTGACCAAAGTGCATCACAGGTGCGCCCATGGCCTGTAGCTCCTTATATGCGCGTTGTGCTCGTGTGGTTGCGTTCATGTTTAAAATCTCCTGTTCTTTCTGCCACCGGACAAACTCAGGCTCAGTCAGTGTGTCAATCCGTACAGTTACTTTGACAACGTCAGAGCCATGGCCTGTGTTCGTGCGGTTTCGCTCAACTGCACTGTTGTATTGCTCCTCACAGACTGCCAAGGCCAGTTCAAAGTCTGTTGTTTGATGCTCATATACTGCCGTCTCAGAGCCATCGGCAAAGTGAATGATGGGCGTGTATAGGTTCATGTGTGTGTCCTCGTGTGTTCATGTGTTTGCCCTAGGTATAAAGCATTAACCGTGCCAACTTTGGTTTTGCCTTTACAATCAATCACTTATGAATTTTAACCCATGAAAATTGTGTTACCTTTGTGATACCTTGGGTAACAAATGTGTTACCTCTGTTACCTTTGGTAACTGTTTTGAGTGTGGTTGCTGAGGGTTCCCAGAGGGTCCTTTAGCTCCTCTCGTCCACAGGTTTTCCACAAGCAACCCTGAGTTATCCACAGCATAACCTGAGTTATCCACAGGTAACCTAAAGTTATCCACAGGATATTCAAGTATGCAAGAATCGTGCCAAGTTTTCCCTGGGTCCTGTGGATAAACCTGTGGATAACCTGTGGATAACTTAGGGGCGGGGGAGGGGATTGACACACGAGAATACTTGAGGTAGCACCTCAGGTACAAAAAAGAGTAAAATTAGAACCAAAAGTAATAAAAAAAGATCCTTTAGAACCAAAAGTAACCCTCTGAATACCCTAGTAAAACAGTCAAGTATACAAAAGAATAAAAAGGTTAACCAAAAGGGGTCAAAAGTGGTTAACATTGTTAGCTTTAGCTGACTGTTGGCTGACTGTGTGACACCAAAGTGGGTCTTAAGTAACTTTGGTAATAATTAACTAAAATTTAACTTGACTTTTGCTTAAAAATATGATATAATATATAGGTAATTTAGAGTAATTAACTTAAAATAGCTCCTTAAGTATCCCTCGGCGGCATTTAGCTCCTTTAGTAAGCTTTAATGAATAACTTTTAAGAATAATTTAAAGGTTAATAACTAAAGTAGTAAATGGCTGCCTAAGGATACCTAAGTATACTAAGGGGAAAGCTATGTCAGACCAAAGTGATAATTCATTGTCACAAAATGAAGAGCCCTCGGCTAAACCAAAGCGCGGTAGGCCCAGAAAGACTGATATTGTGTCAAACAAAAGAGGGTCCAGAGGGGTCCGAGGGCGGCCCAAGGGTGACGCTGCTATCATTAACGACTACAAAGCTCGTATGCTAGCCTCCCCTAAGTCAAAGAAAGTCCTTGACAGTATTTTTGATGCAGCTCTAAATGACGACCATAAGAATCAAGCAGCAGCATGGAAGCTTGTCATGGATCGTATACTACCTGTCGCGGCCTTTGAGAAGGATGTCATCAAGTCTGGTGGAAAGAACAGTATCAGCATTAACATCACTGGTGTTGGAGCTACGTCAATCTCTAGCTCCTCAGAAGAATCTAGTGAAGATTACATCGAAGGAGAAATCATTGACTCTTAAATACTTTACACTTGATGAGTTTAATTGTAAGGAAACAGGACAGAACAAGATGTCCAACAACTTCCTCATCATGATTGACAGGTTAAGAGAAGAGTGTGGTTTTCCCTTTGTTATCACAAGCGGCTACAGAGCCCCTGAGCACTCCGCTGAGAAAGATAAACTAACTAAGGGTAGGCATACACAGGGTATAGCTGCTGACATCGCTGTAAGCAACGGATATCAACGCTACATGATTGTTGAGAAGGCTATAGAGTTAGGATTCAAAGGGATTGGTGTTGCTGAAGGTTTTGTACATGTTGACCTACGCAACGTAGAAGATCCTGTAATGTGGACTTACTAATGCAAACTACTTTAGGCTCTAAAGGTTACATACCACAAGCAGCAGACAACAACACTTTTGTTACTGTCATTACTGTTCCTACAGGTTACCACTGTAAGATTAATTATTTTCTATGTGCAGCAGGTGGTAGCGTTACTGTTGATGCTAGATGGTCTGATGGTCAAGACTACAGATTTTTAAAAGGTAAGAACTTAAGCGCTGGTGATCTTGTCGAGTTTGGTTCAAGTGAGAACCAATACCTTATATTAACGGAAGGTGAGACTATAGACATTAAATGCACATCCGTTGACGTTACGTTCATAATCTCTTATGAGCTGTACCTTGCTCCCACCAGCAATATTGTTCTATGACAGATTTAAATATTTCTTTGTTACCGTGGCAACAAGAGGTCTGGGAAGACGACACCAGATTTAAGATTGTTGCTGCTGGACGAAGGACAGGGAAGTCACGCTTGGCTGCATGGCTTCTCATAGTAAATGCCCTACAGACTGACAGAGGGCATGTGTTTTACGTTGCGCCAACACAAGGACAGGCCAGAGACATTATGTGGCAGACTTTGTTGGAGCTAGGACATCCCGTCATAGCTGGGTCGCACATAAACAACCTACAGATCAAACTGATTAATGGAGCTACGATATCATTAAAAGGGGGAGACAGACCAGAAACTATGCGTGGTGTGTCTCTTAAATACTTAGTGTTGGATGAATATGCTGACATCAAACCAGACGTATGGGAACAGATTTTAAGACCTGCTCTAGCTGACCAGAAAGGCTCTGCATTGTTCATTGGTACTCCTATGGGGCGTAACCATTTTTATGAACTTTACAAATATGGAGAGCTATCAGAGGATGACACTTACAGGAGTTGGCACTTTACGTCTTACGACAACCCGCTACTCGACCCCGAAGAAATTGATGTTGCCAAAAAGTCAATGTCCAGCTATGCGTTTCGTCAAGAGTTTATGGCTTCGTTTGAAGCGAAAGGCTCTGAGATGTTTAAGGAAGAATGGGTTACTGTCGTTGATGACAGCACGGTTGAAGGGGATTACTATGTCGCTATTGACTTGGCAGGGTTTCAAGACGTTAGCAAAAAGCGTTCAAAGAACTCAAGACTGGATAATACTGCAATGGCAGTGGTTAAGGTTGGTGAGTCTGGTTGGTTTGTGGAGAACATCATCTACGGTAGGTGGACACTTGAAGAGACTGCTCGAAAGATTTTCGAAGTGGTTAAGGACTACAAACCAATTAGCGTGGGAATTGAAAGAGGCATTGCTAAGCAAGCGGTAATGTCTCCCTTGATGGACATGATGAAACGTCAAGGGTTCTTCTTTCGTGTTGAGGAACTTACCCACGGCAACCAAAAGAAAACTGACAGGATCATGTGGGCTCTACAGGGTCGCTTTGAGCATGGTCTTATCACACTAAAGAAAGGTGAGTGGAATAGCAGATTCTTAGATGAACTGTTCCAATTCCCTGATCCTCTAACACACGATGACTTAGTGGATGCTCTTGCCTACATTGACCAGCTAGCTAAAGTAGCCTATGCAGGTAACTGGGAAGAGTATGACGATTATGAAGAACTTGACTCCGTAGCAGGATACTAATATGGAATATTACGAAGGTATGGAAGACGAACCCATCATCATTGAGGAAGCTCTTGAAGATTGGGTAATGAACAACTGCAACAAGTGGCGTGACCACTTTGAAGCCAACTACTCACAGAAGTTTGATGAGTACTATCGTCTCTGGCGTGGTATATGGGCCAGTGAGGACAGAACACGAGACAGTGAACGTTCTCGTATTATCTCCCCTGCTTTGCAACAGGCTGTTGAGTCTTCCGTAGCGGAACTTGAGGAAGCTACCTTCGGTCGTGGTAAATGGTTTGACATCAGCGATGATCGTAATGATCCTGATGCGTCAGACATCATGTACCTACGCAACCAGCTGCATGAGGACTTTGGTAAGACTAAGATCCGTAAGGCTGTAGCTGAGTGTCTTATTAACGCTGCTGTCTTTGGTACGGGTGTTGCTGAAGTTGTTATTTCTGAAGAAAAGGAAATGGCCCCTGCTACACAGCCCATCATGGACGGTGACCTCACAGCAGTAGGTGTTAACATTCGTGACCGTGTTGTAGTTAAGCTACGCCCTGTCATGCCTCAGAACTTCCTCATTGATCCTGTAGCAACCTCCGTAGACGAAGCCCTTGGTGTCGCTATTGATGAGTTTGTGTCACGTCACATTGTAGAGCAACTACAGGAACAGGGTGTCTACAAGAAGATGTACCTTGGTAACGCTTCTGAGGACTTTGACATTGAACCCGATCAGGATCTTACTTTGTATCAGGACGACAAGATTCGTCTTACAAAGTACTACGGTCTTGTTCCACGTCATTTGCTTGAGGCTGCTGATGAGTACGAAGACTTAGGCACTGAAGAGGAAGAGAACAAGAGCTACTACGTTGAGGCTGTCGTTGTCATTGCCAACGAAGGTCATCTTCTGAAAGCGGAAGCATCTCCCTACATGATGCAGGATCGTCCTGTTGTTGCATTCCCATGGGACGTTGTTCCTTCACGCTTCTGGGGACGTGGT